TACGTTCCTGGAAAGTCAGAAAAAGAAGCAGCAGATGCGGCTGCACTAAATACACAAGCAAGTTTACAGATACAATCTGAAACTTTAAAAGTACAACATCGAATATTAGACGCACTTGAAGAAATGTCTAGTATGAGAGCATAGGGAATTAGATGAGCTGGAAAAAGTATTTTACTCCTGTAGCAGTTGATAACAATTCGGGTAGCTACAGCCCAATAAGCGGCGGCGGCCGACCTGGTCCTGCACGTTCAAATTATAGTTCTTACCTACCTGACGTATATGCTGGTAGTCCAAATCGTATTGAAAAATATATGCAGTACGACACAATGGATATGGATTCAGAAGTAAACGCAGCACTAGATATTCTTGCAGAATTTTGTACAGGAAAAGACAGCGGTAATTTAAGTAATTTTAACTTTAACTTTAGAGGGCAACCTTCCGGCACTGAAACTAAACTTCTTAAAGAAGCAATGCAGAAGTGGAGTAAGTCACAACAGTTTGAAACACGTATGTTTCGTATTGTGCGTAACACTTTCAAGTACGGCGATGCATTCTTTTTAAGAGATCCAGAAACTAAAAAATTACTTTATATTGACAACGCAAAAGTTTCTAAAATTATTGTTAACGAGTCTTCAGGAAAAATTCCAGAGCAATATGTAATCAAAGATATTAACTTTAACTTTAAAGATTTAGTTGCAACAACACCACACGGTACAACAAACACAGCACCAAGCGGAACTAGTTCATACACAAGCGGTGGTGGGTTTGGCCGAGGTATGGTAGGTGATGCAGCACAGCCAACAGGCACACGTTTTCAAAATCAACAAAATGAAATTACTGTAGATGCAAAACACATTGTACATATTTCTTTAAGTGAAGGATTAGACAACAATTATCCATTTGGTAATTCATTACTTGAAAGTGTGTTTAAAGTTTACAAGCAAAAAGAATTACTAGAAGATGCAATTATCATTTATAGAATACAACGTGCTCCTGAAAGAAGAATTTTTTATGTTGATGTAGGTAATATGCCTGCACACATGGCAATGAGTTTTGTTGAAAAAGTTAAAAACGAAATACAACAAAGACGTATTCCTAGTTCAACAGGCGGCGGAACAAGTGTTATTGACGCAAGTTATAATCCACTATCAACTAACGAAGATTACTTCTTTCCACAAACAGCAGAAGGAAGAGGTTCTAAAGTTGAAACATTACCAGGTGGAACTAACCTAGGCGAAATTACAGATTTAAAATACTTTACTAATAAACTGTTTAGAGCTTTACGTATTCCAGCAAGTTATTTGCCAACATCAGTTGATGAACAAGCAAATACAGTTTCAGATGGTAAAGTAGGAACAGCATATATTCAAGAACTAAGATTTAATAGATATTGCGAAAGACTACAAAGTAATATTGTAGAATCTTTTGATCACGAATTTAAATTTTGGTTGTCTAAAAACGGATACAATATTGATCCAAGTTTATTTGAATTAAAATTTAATCCACCACAAAACTTTGCAGCATACAGACAAGCAGAGTTAGATACAACAAGAGCAAATATTTTTGGAACACTACAACAAGTTCCGCACTTATCAAAACGTTTTGCACTAAAACGTTACTTAGGTTTAACTGAAGAAGAGATAAAAGAAAACGAAAGACTATGGCGTGAAGAAAACGGAAGTAATCTTGTCGGCGTTGACAATGATGCTGCTGGTGAGTTAAGAGGCGCAGGTATTACCCCAGGTGGTATAGCAGCAGATGCTGCAACACAAGATGCTGAAGCACCAGAAGAAGTTGCAGCCGCAGCAGAACAACCAGAGGGAGATGCCGGAGCAGAAACTCCTGCATAGATAAATACAAGTATGCTTTTGAAAGAATTTTTTTATTTTAACGATGAGATAAACGACTTTGCTGTTGATCGTAGATACGACAACAAAGAAGATTCATCTGTTGTTGAATTAGATGATACTAGAAAAATTAAACTTACCTTGGGTCAAATAAATCAACTGCGCTTACAAGCAGAAGCCCACGATGCAGAAAAGCAAAGCGAAGCGGGTTTCATAAGTCAAATGTATGGAACACCAGTTGAGCAAGAAGAATAAAACAAAATCTGTACACAAAGATATAGCATTTGTTCTTGGCAATGGCAAGAGCAGATTACATGTGAATTGTGAATCTCTTTTAGATATAGGAACAGTATACGGGTGTAATGCCCAGTATAGAGAATTCGATCCTCATTATATTGTTGCTGTTGATGTTAAGATGGTTAACGAATTAATCGATTCAGGATATGCAAACAAAGGTACTGTATGGACAAATCCTAACAAAGGTATCAAAGATCGACAAAAAATAAACCTATTTAATCCACATAAAGGATGGAGTAGTGGGCCTACAGCACTATGGTTTGCTGCAAAGAACGGTCATAAAAACATTTATATCCACGGTTTTGACTATCAAGGATTGCAAGGAAAGTTTAATAATGTGTACGCAGACACGCATAATTACAAAAAAAGTACTGATTCTGCTACGTTCTTTGGTAATTGGTTATCACAAACAGAAAAAGTAATCAAAGAATTTCCACATACACAGTTTCATAGAGTAATAACTTCAGGAGCATATATACCTGATAAGTTAGGACCGCAATATTCTAACTTAAAACACCTTTCTATCGAAGAATTTGGCAAAACCTTCGAAGGAACTATATATCAATAACAAATGAATCAAAAAACACCCTTTTTACCCCAATTTTATAAGTAAAATGTAAATACATTAACAAACAGCCTTACCAATTATATAGAGGAGAATACAATGGCCGATAAAAGTACATTAGAACAAATGCTTGAGCATTTGGTTAACGACGATGCTGCAAAAGCAGAAGAGTTATTCCACGAGTATGTGGTATCAAAATCAAGAGAAATTTATGAAGACCTTATCGAAGAAGAAGTAAAAGATGAGGAAGTTGACGAAGCATCTAAAAAAGATGAAGAAGACGAAGAAGACAAAGTAGACGAAGCGTCAAAAGATGACGATGCAGAAGACGAAAAAGTAGATGAAGCATCTGATAAAGACGAAGAAGTTGAAGAATCTTCAAAAGACGAAGAAGTTGACGAAGAATTTGAAGAAGTTGCTATAGAAGCAGACGACGAAGATCCAATGGATGCTATGGGCGGCGATAAAACCGACGATCTAGAAACAGACATTACAGGTGATAGCGAAGAAGGCGATAAAGAGCCAGAAGAGTTATTCCAGGATTTAGATTCAATTGTTGATGAACTACAGTCAAAATTCGACGAAATTAAAGGCGAAGAAGGCGATGAGATGGATATGGACGACAAAGAAGAAGAAATGTTTGCTCCTGAATCATCTGCTGACCCAGAAGGCGACGCTGAATTAGCAACAATGCGTGAGTATGTTGAAAAAGTTGCAGGTGGACACGGTGCTGAAACAAAAGGTAGCGCAGACACAGCAGACAACAAAAAATCAGTTGTTGATAACATGAAGAACGACATGGGTGGATCAAGTGCTAACATCTTAAAAGGTGGTGAAGAGTCAGGTAAAAATGACGGCGGATTAGCAGATATTACACCTAAAGAGAATAATGCAGGGAATGTTAACACTCCAGGTAGCAAAAATGCAACGAAGATGTCCAATGAAAAAGGACACGGTGCAGAAAAGAAAGGCGCTGCTGAGAATGCTGACAACAAGCAATCAATTTTCCGTGGTCGTAGATAATAGAGGAGACTAAGGTTGAAAACTAACCTACAAGAACATCTGAGCTTCGACCAGGCTAAAATCGTCGTAGAACGTGATGAGGGCGAGGGTAAAACATTACATTTAAGTGGCATCTGTATTCAAGGTGACATTCGTAATGCTAACCAGCGTGTTTATTCTTCGAAAGAAATTGATAGGGCTGTCAAGACGCTCAACGAACAGATTTCTGGGGGGTATTCAGTGCTAGGTGAAGTTGATCATCCTCAAGATTTACGTATCAACCTCGACCGTGTATCTCACATGATTACAAAAATGTGGATGGACGGTCCTAACGGCTACGGAAAACTTAAAATGCTTCCAACTCCAATGGGTCAATTAGTTTCGACCATGTTGGATTCGGGAGTTAAGTTAGGAGTTTCTAGTCGAGGATCAGGCGAAGTAGATCCAAGTGGTAATGTTCAAGGATTTGAAATTATTACTGTGGATGTGGTAGCACAACCAAGTGCTCCAGGCGCCTATCCAACACCAGTTTATGAACACCTTATGAATAATAAAGGTGGTTACGAGGCATTTAAAGTAGCACAAGAAGTACAAGGCGACGCACAGGCACAACGTTATATAGCAGAGAGCTTGAAAAATTTAATTCAAGGTCTTAAATCTTAAGGAGAATATCACATGCTAGACTTTGTTAAACAATTGTTTGAAAACAATGTGATTTCCGAGGAAACTAAGTCGGAGATTGAATCCGCTTGGGGAACTGCTGTTCAAGAAAACCGCGACACAATCTCTACACAATTACGTGAAGAATTTGCATCGAAGTATGAGCACGATAAAACTGCAATGGTTGAAGCAGTAGATAAGATGCTTTCAGACAGAATTACTGCTGAATTATCTGAATTTGCTGAAGACCGTCAAGGACTTATCGAGGCTAGAGCCAAGTATGCTAAGAAAATGAAGAAAGATTCTAAAGCAATGGAATCATTCGTTCTTAACAACCTTAAAAAGGAACTAGGTGAACTTCGTGAAGACCGTAAGAATGTAGCGGGCAATGTTGCCAAGTTAGAATCTTTTATAGTGAATTCATTGGCGAAAGAAATCGCAGAATTCCATGCTGATAAAAAGGATCTTGCTGAAACCAAAGTTAAACTTGTTAGAGATAGCAAGGCTAAATTTGAAGATGTTAAGAAACAATTTATCAACAAAGCATCTGAAGCAATTCAGGAAACAGTTTCAAAAGGACTGCGTTCTGAAATGACTCAATTAAAAGAAGATATCGAGGCTGCACGCACGAATGATTTTGGTCGCAGAATTTTTGAAAGTTTTGCAAGCGAATATGCAACTAGCCATCTTAATGAAAAATCTGAAACAGCCAAACTTCTTAAAGTTGTAAAACAGAAAGAAGAAGCAGTTAAAGAAGCAGAAGCCAAAGCGGCTGATGCTGAGAAACTAGTTGAAAGCAAAGATACTGAAATAACTCGTATGAATAACTCAGCGCAAAGAAAGGAAGCAATGGCAGAACTTATGTCACCGCTTTCAAAAGAAAAGCGTGAAGTTATGGGCGAACTTTTAGAATCTGTGCAGACAGATAAATTACACGCAACCTTTGACAAGTATATTTCTGCCGTAATGGAAGGAAATGTACCTAAGATGAAAAAGGTGGCGCTGACAGAAGGCAAAGAAGTAACAGGCGATAAAACACAGGCACAAGCAATCGGCGGATCAGAGCAAAAAACCGCTGAGATTTTTGACATCCGCAGGCTTGCGGGACTAAAAGTTTAAGGAGAACAAACAATGTCACAACTATTAGAGTCACGCTGGTCAGAAACCAAAGACGCCCTTTTAGAAGGGTTAAATGGTAATAAGCGTACTGTTATGGCAACGACTCTGGAAAATACCCGTAAGTATTTGTCAGAGAGTGCTACAGCAGGTGCAACTTCTGCCGGCAACGTCGCAACATTAAATCGCGTCATTTTACCAGTTATCAGACGTGTAATGCCAACTGTCATCGCAAATGAATTAGTTGGTGTTCAACCAATGACTGGACCAGTAGGACAGATCCACACGTTAAGAGTACGTTATGCAGATAACTTTACTTCAGCGTCTGGAACGAATGCTACTGCAGGTGAAGAAGCATTATCACCTTTCAAAATTGCTGAAGGTTATTCAGGAAATGATGACATCAAGGCTGGTTCTACTGCATCTCTAGAAGGTGAAGCAGGAAACAGACTGTCAATTCAAATCTTGAAGCAAACTGTAGAAGCCAAAACTCGTAAGTTATCAGCTCGCTGGACTTTTGAGGCTGCTCAGGATGCACAAGCACAGCAAGGGATTGATATCGAGGCTGAAGTAATGGCTGCGTTAGCGCAGGAAATTACTGCTGAGATCGATCAGGAAGTGATTACTTCTTTATCAACATTGGCTGGTACAGCCGCATTAACATACGACCAAGGCGCAGTGTCAGGTACTGCTACTTTCGTTGGTGATGAACACGCAGCACTTGCAGTTCAAATCAACAGAGTTGCTAACTTGATTGCACAGCGTACACGTCGTGGCGCAGGTAACTGGGCTGTTGTTTCACCAACAGTATTAACTTTGTTACAATCTGCTACAACTTCAGCGTTTGCAAGAACAACTGAAGGTACTTTTGAAGCACCAACAAACACTAAGTTTGTAGGAACTTTAAACAGTGCGATGAAAGTGTATGTTAACGGTTATGCTACATCAGACGATGTAATTGTTGGTTACAAAGGTTCAAGCGAATCAGACGCAGCAGCGTTTTACTGCCCATACATCCCATTGATGTCAAGCGGTGTGGTTCTTGATCCAGGCACTTTTGAGCCAGTAGTAAGTTTCATGACAAGATATGGTTATGTAGAGTTAACAAACACTGCATCATCTCTTGGTAATGCGGCAGACTACTTAGGTAAAGTGGCTGTAACATCAGCGAACCTAAGATTTGCGTAAGCAATAAACTACACTTTACAGTGTTTAAAAGGGCGGCATTTATGTCGCCCTTTTTTTATGACTTGACTTTGAGTGTTAAATATACATATGCTTGAAATAAAAAGTCATGAAGACTTTAACAAATTACGAGACCAATTAACTAAATGGCGTAAACGCTTTCCTATGTTTACACATGATATACGGTCAATACAAAACTCAATAGAAGTTCATATGAAAAACTATATGGATTTTTTGATCAAGTACAAACAAACAAAGAAAGACAGATACATAGAATCTGCACAAAGCGAAATAGATAAAATCAATACGCTAATGAACACTATTAGTAAAGTTGAACTAATGGCTTTACTCAGTAAAGGATAAATACTTGTGTCAGATAGCGAGCCGCATAATGTGGCGGACTTATGCTGTTTAACCCACAGCGTACCGGATAGAACCCGGATGGGGCTACTTTTTATAGGAGAAAACAAATGGGAAGACCACTTAACAAAAGATTATTCGGAACACCAACAGCGGCTGGTTCTGAAATCAAAGTAAACTTTCATAACGGCACAGCAGTTAAAGAAGGTTATATCGTAAAGCAAAAAGCAACTAAGAAATTTGTTGTTGAAGAAATTGAAACAGCAGGCGAATTTACTTGTGTACTAACAACTGGCAAATTACCAGCAAACTTAGCAGCAGGTGAAATGTCAATTTCATTTAATATGGACGACAGTGAAACTTATACAGTAAGTAAAATTTCTGGGAAGAAAGCAACATTATCAGCACCAACGGCAACAGGCACAAACGCCTATGACGGTGTTACTGTTCCTTGGAACTTTGCAACTAGTACTTCAGATGGTGCGGCTCAGGTTGAAGAAGCAGGTGATGATAACACATTAACTGGTACTGATGACGACGACTTCACAGAAGACGCTTAAGGATAACTGAGAATGGAACCACCAATTAATGTATTTTGGGATTTC